TGCGCAATCGCAAACAGAGGGGGGGGGCTGGGCTTTTTTGGGCTGCTGGGCTGGCCTATCCTAATAGAACCCCACCCAATTTCCTAAACATTTTCAAACTTGCCTTGCCTCCAGCAGATTCCTGCCTTACCTTACATTCCTGCCTTCATTACAATCCCTGCCTCCTGCCTACCTCCTCCCTCGTTATCATCTCATTATCATCCTTTTGCAGGAATACGGCCATGCCTCTTGACACCTCCCTTTGCAGGAGCAATCATTATGCCTCTTGACACCTCTGAATTCGATAAGCGCATTGCGGAATCTCGCTATTCCGTCCAATCCTATGATGGCAAGCGCACTAATACAGGTCAGGGCGAGGCAACCTTGCAAGTTGCGATGGAAATTGTAAAGACTGTCTTTCCTGATCTGATCGCAAAAACTCATTCAAAGGTTTCTGCAAAGGAACCTCGCACCCCCGGCGCAACTGGTGAATATTCTTACAGCTTGGCTGGTGGCGAGGGTGACGGCATCCGGCTAAAGAATGCAGATCGTATTTATCCTGCAATGCGCCGTGTGGATGCAAAACCAGGAACAGACGCTAAATCATATAGCGAAGTGAATTTCACTACTGATCAAGTTATGGAGGGCGTGAATACAGTCCTGCATGAAATGTACCATGCACGTACGCGTGCAGGATTCATCAATGAAGGCGCAGCAACGTCCAAACTAACGCCTGAGCAAATGAAACGCGTCAATGATATGGCGCAAGCTCCTGAATCTGGCTATCCTCAGTTCGGCTCTCCCTTCGCCTCTATGTTCAGTGATACGATGAACGAAGAGGAATTCATGGCAAATGCAGACGCTCTCCTATCCATGAAAGAGCGCGGTCTTCGCGTTTCCCCTGAATCTCGTACGGCTGGCCGCATGGTTACCCTACAGCGCATCATGCAAGAAATTCCTGAGGTTGCTGCATACATTGAATCTCGCCGCCAGCCAAACATTCCTTCCCTCAAGGCTCCTCCTACCGGAACTCTTGGCGCAATTATCTCCAACATTGATGCCTTCCTGAATGATTATTCCGTGAAGGAAACCAGCGGTGGCGCCAAACCTGGAACTCCTCGGGCTACTGGAAAGTAATCATCATGACATTTGCATCCCCCACGTCCACTGAAGAGCGTGCACTTGCGCTCCTCGGCCAAGGTCTAGGTCCTGAGGTTGTTGCATCTGCCGTTGGCGTAACTGTCTCTCGCATTTCGCAACTCCTGTCCGCTCCGGAATTCTCTGCACAAGTTGCTGATCTGCGCTACAAGAATCTATCCAAGCACAATGAGCGCGATAATGCTTATGATCGCATGGAGGATACGCTCCTGGAAAAGCTTACTGATCTCCTCCCCTTCATGGTGCGGCCAATGGAAGTTCTGAAGGCAATTCAGATCATCAATGCCGCCAAACGTCGTGGCTCTTCCGCCCCGGAAAGCATCACCAATCAGCAAACTGTTGTGCAACTTGTCATGCCTACGCAAATTATCAATCGCTACACGCTAAATGCGAATAATCAAGTCATTACCGCTGGACAACAGGATCTTGTAACTGTACAATCAGCCTCATTACCCGCACTTCTTGCATCACGAAAGGCAGCAATCAGCCATGAACGCCCCAATGACCCCTCAAATGCGCGCGCAAATGCAGCAGCTTGAGCAAAAGCAGCGCCTCCTGGAACAAAATAAGCAGGCGGCCCTTGTGCAACTGCGCATCATTCAATCTATGCTGGCCCAGAAGCCTGTTGCGCGATGAAATTCTCTGCAACATCCCTTGGATTTTCCGACGTCGCCACGGTTCCCCCGCCTGCACCACTTCCAGAGGAGCCGCAATATCAGGAAAATGCATTCAATACGCAGGAAGTGATCGACAATGCACGAGATTCCCTAGATTTCCTCGCTGCACTCGCACTTCCTGCCGTATTCAAGTACTTCTTTCCTCCTGTCTTCCAAGCAATCTGGGCTTGGATGCTGTCGTTCGTCCATAAAACTCGTGATTTTTCCCAACTCGCTATCGGTCTTCCGCGCGGTTTCGGAAAGACCATGCTCATCAAGATTTTCATTCTCTATGTAATCCTCTTCACGCGCAAACAGTTCATTCTAATCATCTGCGGTACGCAAACTAAGGCAAACAACATCATTGCAGATATCATTGGAATACTGAATGAAAGCAACGTAAAGAAAGTATTCGGAGATTGGAAACTTGGCGCCGAGACAGATAGGCAGGATCTCAAGAAATTCGGATTCCGGGGCCGCAACATCATCTTGATGGGAGCTGGTGCGCAATCAGATATTCGTGGCATCACACTGGAGAATGTGCGGCCCGACATCATGATTTTTGATGACATCCAAACTCGTGAGGATGCCGATAGCGACGTTATCTCATCCAATCTCGAAACATGGATGGTCGGCACGGCAATGAAAGCAAAGAGCCCTGAAGGGTGTCTTTTCATCTTCATTGCTAACATGTATCCCACCAAGCACTCTCTCCTCCGGAAACTCAAGCACAATCCTACCTGGACTAAATTTATTGCAGGTGGCATCCTCGCTGATGGCACATCTCTCTGGGAAGATTTGCAGCCAATCTCCCAGCTCCTGCGTGAATATGAAAACGACCTGGCAATGGGAAAGCCAGAAGTTTTCCATGCGGAAGTCCTGAATGATGAGAATGCCTCCATCAATAATCACATTGATATTGGCAAGATTCCTGCATTTCCCTATGAAGGCGAAACTACCCACCAGGGTTCCTTCATCCTCATTGACCCCTCAAATGATAAGGCCAATAGTGATGCAGTATCCATTGGATATTACGAAATCTTTGAGGGTAAGCCTGCCTGCCAGGAAATTATTGAAGGTCGTCTATCCCCAGGAGATACAATCCGGGAAACCCTTAAACTGGCATTGCGTCGCAATTGCCGAGTAATCTGCGTGGAATCGAATGCATACCAGTACTCTTTGCTCTACTGGTTTAATTTCATTATCAATCAGTTCGGCCTAACTAATGCTGGTTTCCATTGCCTGGATCTGTACAGTGGCCAGCGATCCAAGAATGCTCGCATTCTGGATATGTTCAAATCCCTCCTGAAGGGCGAAATCTGGCTATCTAATGCGGCGCGCCCAGCAACCTTCTCGCAGATTACATCCTTCAACCCACTAAAAACAAACAATGTGGATGGCGTCCTGGATCTTCATACATACGCAAACAAGGCAATTGAACTGTATGGAGATTTCATTGCATCCTCACTAATCCTGGAAGCTCAGGAATTTGACGGCATTCCCGTCCTCTCCGCAGCCGAAAACTGCGCATTCTAACCTCCTCTCCCTCACAGCCATGGCAGCCAACCAACCATTCATCCCCTCCCGCCCCGTTCAGGATGCATTCCTGGACTATCACAAGTATTGCGGCACAACCTCTGAACGGCAGTGGAATCTGCGCGAACAGATGCGCCGCATTGACCTTGCGTATCTACGGGAAGAGGATCTGACTGCTGAACAGTGGCGCGCCAAGTATTCCAATATTGCCGGTGATTCCAATAAAATCCAGAATGTCACCATTCCCGTAGTCAAGCCGCAAGTCAATGCAGCCGTAGATTACCAGGTTTCCGTATTCCTCACGGATTATCCAATCTTCGGTGTCGTCTCATCTCCTGCATACATTGACCAAGCTCTCCAACTGCAAGCGCTGATTGAGGAGAATAGTGTTCGCACTGGTTGGACCTCTCAGCTCACGCAATTCTTCTTTGATTGCTTCAAATATTGGGGCGCCATTGAATGTACCTGGGATCGCGTAGTTACCGCAGCCATTGAAACTGACATCTCCTATAAAGGAGGAGCAGAGGGCCGCCCCAAGGAAATCATTTGGCAAGGCAATCGCCTTACTCGCTGGGATCCCTACAATACGTACTTCGATAATCGTGTAGCCTTCCGGGACATTCCCACGCGAGGGGACTTTGCAGGACATACGGAACTCCTCACGCGCACTGCACTAAAGGAGTTCATCAATAAGCTGGATGTGAAGATTATTGAGAACATCCCGCGTGCATTTGAGGCGCCCTCCATTCTTACTCTCGGCGCCAATGTTCCCTACGGATGTTCCTACTACATTCCGCAACTGAATCTCTCCTCTCTCGTTGACGCATCCGATATCGACACCAGTGAATGGATGGGATGGGCAGGACTACAGAATCTCTCCAAGAATGGCTATCGTACTGGCACTGGCCTGTATGAACTATCTACGGAATATGTTCGCATCATCCCCTCAGATTTCGGTCTGAAGGTTCCTGCACCCAACACTCCCCAGGTGTGGAAACTGATCTGGGTGAATCACAGCGTCCTGATTTATGCTGAGCGCCAGACGAATGCGCACGAAAAGATTCCCGTGTTCTTCGCGCAGCCTGGTGATGAGGGCCTCGCATACCAATCTAAGAGCCTTGCTGAGGATGCCATTCCCTTCCAGCAAACCACCAGCGCACTGATGAATAGTGTCCTGGCTGCGCGCCGTCGTGCCGTAACTGATCGCATGATCTATGATCCGTCGCGCATTCTGGAAGCGCACATCAATAATCCCAACCCCGCAGCTAAGATTCCCGTGCGGCCATCTGCATATGGAAAAGCTGTGCAGGAAGCTGTCTACCAGATTCCCTTCCGGGACGACCAATCAGGGATTGCACTGCAAGAAATTCAGCAGATTGTGCAATTTGGCAATGTGCTAAATGGCCAGAATCCTGTACGCCAAGGTCAGTTCGTTAAGGGCAATAAGACGAATGACCAGTGGTCAGACTCCATGAGTGCAGCCACCGGAAAGGATCAGCGCACTGCACTAATCTTTGAGGCAGATGTGTTCACTCCCATGAAGGAAGTGATGAAGCTGAACTATCTGCAGTTTCAGCAGCCTGGATCCATCTATTCGCCTTCGCAGCGTTCGGAAGTTTCCATTGATCCTCTCACCCTTCGCAAGGCTGTCCTGAATTTCAAGGTCACGGATGGTCTCCTTCCGAAGGATAAAGTAATCAGTGGCGATGCAATGAAGGTTGGCATGCAGATCATTGGGTCCTCCCCGCAGATTGCATCTGCATACAATGTGGGTCCGATGTTCTCGTATCTCATGAAAACTGAGAATGTTGACTTCACGCCATTCCAAAAGAGCCCGCAGCAGCAAGCATATGAACAGGCACTTGGCGCATGGAATCAGGTTGCAATGGCTGCTGCGCAAAAGGGATTGGAAATCAAGACGCCAATGCCTACTCCTGAACAATTCGGATATGATCCGGCAATGACAGATCCTGCTGTTGCGGCTGCATCTGGTCAGGCTGCTGGACAAACTGCTGGGACGCAATGATGATTCCGCCTGCATATAGCAAAATCATGGTAAGCACTGGAGGACGTAGATTCCTCCTCTCTTGTGCTTCCCTTGTATCCATCACATTCCTGAATGCGTATGGCACCCTTTCCGGAGATGCATTCGCCATCGCACTGACAGCCACTGTTGCATCCTACATTGCCGGTGGCACCTATCAACACGTTGCAACTTCCAAGAAAGCAAGCAATGAGCCAAGTCAACCTGAATAATCCGTTCATTAGTTACTCCCTGACCCCTAAGGAGATCATCCAAGGATCACAGCTATCCCTACTCCAAAAGCAATGCATCCAGAATATGATTGCATCCTACGCTGCTGAACGCCTCTCGCGGGAAATATCTGTATCCGCCCCACTAGAGACAGTTCAAGCAGATGCTAAGAACCAAGGACAGATTGAAGCCTTGCGCCATCTTCTTGATCTTAGTGATGCTGCGGATGAAGCCATCCGTAATCCCTCAACCGCCCCTCAGGAAGGCCTCTCGTGAGTGTCATGGAAAAGGTTTTCGGCGCCTTTAAGCCGACTTCGCAAGTTCAACCTGGCAGCCCGGTGCAACCTAACCAGCCGCAAGTTACGAACAATCCGGCGCAGAATGCTCCCACCGGGCAAACTGCTAACACCCCTGGAACTGCTCCGAATGGCGTAGTTCCCGCAGGTGCTGCGGATGCTCCCGCTGTTCCGCTGGAAAAGTACAAGGATCTGTGGACTCCTCCTACTCCCGCCACCGGAAATGAAGGCGGTAACGGAAACGATGGGCAGATTGATCCGCAGAAACTAATGGAAGCCGCAGCTCGTGTGGACTTCACGAAAGTTGTGGATGCGGAATCCATGGCAAAGATTGCCGCTGGTGGCGAGGAGGCTGCACAAACTCTGGTTGCACTTCTCAACAAGACTGCGCAACAAGTCTATGGGCAATCAACTGTCGTAACTAGCAAGATTGTTGAGCAGGCTGTTGCACAGGCTCGCGATCAGTTCATTGCACAGATTCCTGATGTGATCCGAAAGCAAGGCGCTCGTGCCGCTGTTTTCGATAAGAACCCGGCCTTCAGCAATCCTGCTGTTGCTCCGCTGATTGAGGCGCAAGTTGCACAGCTTGCACTCAAGTACCCCAAAGCCACTCCTAGTGAACTCGAAGGCATGGCCCAAGAGTATCTCAAGGATATGGCAAATCTGATCAATCCTCAGAAAAACGATGCATCCTCGAATAAGAGGACCGTGAATGCAGAGGATGATTGGAGTGCTTACACCTGATACGTTAACCAATTAACTCCCGAAAGGGAAAGGAAACCATCATGCTTTTCAAGCGCGTTGACCACACGTCGATGTACGTTCCGGGAATGAGTCGTAGTGGCATTGGCACCGGCCTCTTTGCAAACATTCGCCCGGTTGCAGTTGCCACGGATGCTAACGTTACGCTGACTGTTGATCAGATGGCCGGTGGAATGATTCAGTACACTGGCTTCACTGCTGGTCGTAACCTGACTACTCCTACGGCTGCACTGATTCTTGCTGCTGCTACGGATATGGATGTTGGGGATGCATTCTCCTTCATCGTGTCGGTGGTTCCTGCTTTTGCTGGAACTTGGGTTGCGGGGACTGGCGTGACTCTGGCTGGTCGTGCAACGGTTCCTGCATCCTCGTGGGCAATCGTTACCGTCACAAAACTTTCTGCTACCACTGTTGAGTGGCGCGTCTCGTAATCTGCCATCGGCAATGCCCTCGGCAACAACTACTTAAGGAATTGAAATGAGCACTGGACTGCTTAGTACCACCACTCTCGGCGCAACCACTGACTACGTTGCAAAGAGTTTTGCGGGTATGATTACTCGCCTGATGCCGAATGGCCAGGCGCCCCTGTTTGGCATGACGGCAATGCTGGCGACGGAAACTGCTCTGCAGGTTGAGCATGGCTTCTTCACGAAGACCATGGTCTTTCCGAACATGAATCTGGATGCTGCTGTTGCTGCCGCTGCGGATACTGTCTTCACGGTTGCCACCACTAACAACCTGATTCCTGGCATGCTGATGCGTGCTCAGAGCACTGGCGAGATCGTTCTGATTAATCAGATTCTGAGCGGCACCAGCGTCAGCGTGACTCGTGGCGTTGGCACTGTGGCCGCTGGTGCGATTGCTGATAACGTTAACTTCTACCAAGTTGGTAACGCATTCGAAGAATCCAGCATTCGCCCGAACGCTCTGCAGATCAATCCTGTTCGCATCACTAACTACACGCAGATTTTCCGCAACACCTGGGCTCTTTCGGGCTCGGCTCAAGCTACGCAAGTGATTGCCGGCGAGAGCACTGTTGCTGAGTCGCGTCAGGAATGTGCTGCGTTCCATGCTGCGGACATCGAGAAGGCGCTGTTCTGGGGTCAGAAATCCACCGGTACCCGGAATGGCCAACCGTTCCGCACCATGGATGGCCTGATTCGCGTTGTTAGCGATCTGACGTACTACCCGTCTAGCTACGCTGCTGCGAACATCACCACTGCTGGTTCGACCACGAACTACACGCAGCTGGAAAATGCCCTGGATCCGGTCTTCAATCAGGTGACTGATCCGAAGGCTGGCAATCAGCGGATTCTGTTTGTCGGTTCGCAAGCTCGCAAGGTGATCAATAACATTGGTCGCCTGAACAGCACGTACTACATGCAGAATGGCGCCACCAGCTACGGCCTGCAGTTCGCTTCGTTCAACATCGCTCGTGGTTCGTTCAATATGATCGAGCACCCGCTGTTCAATAGCAACAGTGATTGGGCGAAGCTGGCTGTCGCTGTGGATCTTTCCAGCTTCCGTGTTGCCTATCTGGGCGGCCGCAAGACGAAGAAAGAGGAATTCAATCTGGCTGGTCAGCCGGTTGATAACGGCATCGACGCTGTTGGCGGCACCCTGACTACGGAAATGACTTGCGTGGTGAAGAACCCGCCGGCCAATGCCGTGATCTATGATCTGACCGCTGCCGCTGCTGGCTGATCCTTCCGGGAGATTAACATGTCCATCATTGTTCAGGTTAATCCCCCCGGTATGGCTTCCACTGATCCTGGCTACATCTCCAGTATCACGGTGCGTACCGGAGGATCTGCAACTGTCCTCACTCCGAATGCAACCACTGGGCAAATCACGGTGGATGATGCATTCGGAACGCAATTGGTGCAACCGTATCAGCGATTTAAGCTGATCAATAATTCCTAAGGATTCCTCCTGAGGGAGCTGTTTTCTGGCGATGGTTCAGCATAAAAACCTATGCCGCCCCTCAGGAACCCCTTTTCGCTAGGAAACACCAATGACCACGCCCGTTGAAGAAACCAAAATTGTCGTGTATCGCAACAACCTCGGTAGTTGCAACATGTACACGCCCAAAGGTAAGCGCATTGCATTTGTTGGTGGCCGCTTCGCCACATCTGATGCTGAAATCGTCACGTATTTGGAAGGAGAAATCGTAAATGGCAATCAGTTCCTTCGCCACGGCACTGCGGATGATGTTGCTGCTGTCGGTGCTGGTGATCCTCTCGCCGCTCTCCGGAAGAAATTCTTCGAGGAATTCTCCGCAGATCAGGCTCGTATCATGGCTGAACTGAAGCAAGGTAAGGATCAGGGAACTAGCGTGCAGGGCGCCCTGAAAACTGCTACCACCAAGGACATTGCTCCTGTAACTCTGGGCCGCTAAAATGACTCTGACCGAACTGCAACAGGAAGTCTACACAATCACGAACCGTCCGACTCTGGTTGCTGAAACCCTGTTGGCAGTTCGGCAGGCAACTCTCGCTCTGCATCAACAAGACTACTGGTGGAAGGATCTACAGGAAACTGGAATCTCCTTCCCTAGTAGTGCCTACAATCAAGAGATTGATTTTCGTATCATTCTCCCGCTGTTTCGCTCCCTGAAATACCTTCGTAAAAGTGATAGCGCAGGCACCGTGGGGGCTTTTTTTACGGTCGTACAGCCGGAATCTGTGCTTGATGAGTACGGAGTGGATCGTACAAATGTATGCTACGCTGCTGGCAGCTCCATTGAGATTAAGAGCAGCACCCAATTTCAGTACGCAGTCATGGGTTATTACGCCAATCCGAACATCTCGGTGGCCGGATATAACTCATGGATTGCTCTAGATCATCCTTATGCCATTGTGCTTATGGCAGCCGAAAAGGTGTTCAAGATGATCGGCAAAAGCGAGGAATTTGCTGCATACAAGTTGCTTCGTGATGAAGAACTGCAGCGCCTCACCATCTCCAATGCTCAACTTGCAGGTTACTAATCATGGCATCCATCTGGAATCCTTCTACGTTTGTGCCCATCGATTCGGAAGTAATTAGTATTTTTGATTACCTTACGGCGGCACAGATTGCAGATGTAAAGGCAGGTACTGCACTTTTGGAGGTAACTGACGCAATTCGTACCGCCATCAGCACTGCGTATGCGTTTTCGCAGGGCAGTATTACGGTTCCATATGACACAATTCGCTTGGGCGGGTACACGATTGTGTTTCCTGCTGGTACGTATCTAGTTACGGGTACGATCGAATTGAACGAAGGCATCACGTTGCAAGGTGCTGGACGGTTCTCTACCATCATCAAATCTTCGTATGATGGCACCATTATTCGTAACGCTACTCCCGCCTCGTATGATGCCTTTGGAATGGGCATTAAATTCATGACGATTTGGGGGGATCGTACGAAAACTAATCAGATCGGCATTGCGCTGTTGCGAGATTGGTTTGGTACGTATCAAGATGTTGTGGTTGCAGAAACCGGTTCACACGGCTGGCGCCTTTATCAGTGCATTAACACTCAACTAAAGAACTGTGAAGTTCTAGAGGCTGTTGGGCGCGGACTATACATTAGTGACGGCATTGCTTCCTGGGCATCCCCCACTAACACCAATCTGCCGACAAACAATCTGGATATCTACGGCTTTCATGCCTACGGTTGTGATGGCGCAGGTATCTACCTTGGCCGCTCTGGCACTGGTATTGGTGTGATGGGCGTTAAGTTCTTTGGAGGATCTTCGGAATACAATTATCGTTCGTCATCCGCAGGTGTTGGATACAACATTGAAGTGGTGAATACGAACAATGCTGTTCCGAACTACTTCATCAACATGTGGTGCGAGGATACAAACTCTCTTGCACATGTGTACTACAACGCAACAAATGACCAGGATCCTCTGGTGTTTCAGAACTTTGTGCACTTTGCGCATGGCTCTGGAAACTACCCTCAGAAGGCGGCTATCGTAAATAAGGGCCGGTTGATTATTGAGGGCGCCACAGGTAGCGGAGAGTTGTATCGTACCTATCTTGGATCCAATGCACCCTTCCAGCTCACTAAGGCTACTGGCACCATCTATGCAAATAATGTGACTGGCGCTGGGTTGGCTGTTGGCGTTGCACAAATCGTAGATGAGACTGGCGCATCCACCGGGCTGGAAGATAATGTTCGTGTCAATACGCATGGACAGCATTGGGGCCCCGTAGTCTTTAATACGGACAGCGGTAAATCTGGCCCTAGCTTCTACCAAGCGGGACAATCTTTTGCGTATGCGGACTTCAGCAACACGTCAAAAGCTATTCGCATGGGCACAGGGCTGTCAGCTCCTGTAGTTGCACTAATCAACAATTTCATTGGTGTAAGTGCAAACCGCGGAGATGCAAACGTAACGCTTACTGTGGGAGTAAACGAGGAGATTCAACTGTTTGCAACTGCACTAACTGCCAATCGCACCGTCACGCTATCTACGAGTGGCGGCGTAGCCAAAGGGCACAAGTTTAGAATTGTTCGCACTGGTCTTGGCGCATTCACTTTGGATGTTGGTGGCCTCAAGACAATTCCAAGCGCGACTGCTGCATTTGTTGATGTAGCACATAATGGCACTTCCTGGCAGTACGTTGGTTATGGATTGCTGTAATCATGGCACAAGTAACGTATCGAGCCAATCTGTCCGCAGCAATCTTTCCACTGTCACTTGCGCAAGCAGGTCGCAGTGTAATCATTCCTGGCCCGGATAATAACTACGATCGTCGTGTTGATCCGGAAGGAGAACAAAAGGATGCTGGCATTCCTCAGGCAATCTATCTTGAGAATGTAATTCCCACGGCAAATGGCTATCAGAGTGTTGGATACGAAACTCTCGGATCAATTACACTTCCCACGGGACACCTGTATTTCTATCGTGTAGCAGTTCTTAATGGGTATACCTACATTTTTGAGGTAAATAGTGGAGGTACTCCGAATCGTTGCTATCGAAGCAATGATCTAATCACGTGGACAGATGCTACTGCAACGTGGTTTGCAGTGTTCGGGGCGCCATTTATTGAGGGCTACCTTCCCTACAATAATATGAGCCAGGCAACCATTCGTGGCGTAACTTATGTGTATGTGCGCAATGGTCAGGTTCTGGGCACAGTAGTTGGTACGGCCCTCACGGATATTTCCGGCACCATTACTGGAATTGCAGCCACAGATATTCAGTGTATCGTGGGCAGTTTCAACTACCTCATTGCGATCCTGGATGATGGATCTATTGCATGGTCCTCCACTACCACCCCCACGGATTTCACGCCATCTCTTGTGACTGGGGCAGGCAGTGCAACTCCCAATGCAATTCGATCTGAGATTGTGGCCGCACACGTATGTCCTGAAGGGTTTATTCTGTATACCCGCGAAAATGCCGTACTTGCGCAATACACTGGTAATTCTCGGTATCCGTGGAAATTCACGGAAATTTCAAACAGTGGCGGCCATACATCTGAGCGACTGATTGCAGCTCCTCAGGATTCCGCTGTACATTTCACAATCAATGCGCAAGGCAGCATCAATCAGATTAGTGCAAGTGGTGCGGTTCGTGTAGCTCCGGAAGTTTCTACGTATCTGCGTACTGGACTTGGTGCATATGATGTATATAACAGCAGTACAAATACTATTGACACGACGAATGCATATTTATTTGCATATGAAATCATGTACCTTGCAAATCGGTACATTTGTGTGCAGCTCACCAGTGAGAATGGTGCGAATGGTATTGTACCTTGTGCAACAATCATTTATGATACCTTACTTCGTCGCTATGGGCGCCTTGGATCTGATGCATTGTTTCTGTGGGATGACAGCGAAAATGTGTACTGCCTGACCACTGCCGGTGCAATCAAGCAAATTGTATACGATGTGTATGATTCTACTACTGCACAGGATGGCATTCTAGTTCTTGGTAAGTTTCAATACGTCCGCAGTCGCAGACTGTCGTTGGAAGAGATGGTCATTGAAGGGGACTTCAATGGGGTGACTCCCTATGTGATTAGTTCCGATGACGGTAACCCACCGGCATCTGGTGATGCGATGGACTTGGCTGCAGGAACAAATTACGTGCGCTCCTACACCTGTCGTAATGAAGGAGTGAATCATGCCATCGCAATCAAGGGTAAGTTCTCCCTATCTACAGTGGAACTTGTTATGCATATTGGAGGCTCACGGTGACTGAGTGGAACTCATCTTTACCCTATACCGATGCTACATTGGATGCGCTTCGTGAGAGCATCGGAGTTCCGCAATTCAGCGGAGCTACTAGTGAGAATTGGGCGTTCGTATTCAATGGCATGATCTTCCAGGGCGGTAAGATTAGCGTACCTGCAGGTGCAACTGCTTTTGATTTCCCCGCCCCTCTCACGCAGCAAGTTCTCGGAGTGTTTCTGCAAACAACGGTTGCTGCAACCGTGTACGTATCTGCAACAACCCTTAACACATTCACTGTTACCCATGCAGGTGCAACACACGATGTATATTGGTGGGCCATTGGCGTGTGATGGCACAATGAGATCCCTCACTGCTGCCTATCCCCATCCCCGAATATCATAACGTAATCTCAGGAAACTAGCATGTCAAGTACACCTTCCGACATCTCTTTGGAACAGATGATCGAACTGCTGAACAATGTTGCAGTTCTCACTCAGCGCGTTCAAATGCTGACTGACACTGTGCAACGTCAGGATGACGAGATTAGAAAGCTCGTTGCCTTGGCGGAGCAAGGAAAAGGAAGCGTGTGGATGCTCATGGCAGTTGGCGGTTTTGTTGGCGCAGTCCTTAGTAATGCTAAGGCAATTGTAGCTGCACTTCTTCGGTAAATCTTTCAGGAGCTCATGATGGGTATCAGTATTGGTTTCGGCTTGGATAAAGCCAATACCAGCGGCAGTGAAACGCAGCAAGCTAATCAAACTACCACCACCGGGAAAGTGTTGTCACAGTCGGCTGTCGACAAACTGATCTACGATGTGCTCTCCGCAGATAATGGTCTAGCCTCTCTTGCTACTGGCGAGAATCTGAGTGGCGGATATGCTGCATCCACTAAAGCGCTGCTTGCACAGGATTTCGTTACTAAGCTGGTTGGAGAACTAGCAAATGTGACGGCACAGACTGTGTCTACGGAAGTTGGGTCTGCAAGCAAGACCAGTAAGTCGTCCACTACAAAAGCAAGTGGCGGCCTCAAAACTGTGATTTGCACGGAACTGAATAGGCAAGGACTGCTGTCGGATGAGCTGTATAACCATCCCAAGGCGACTGCGCATTTTAATTCCCTGCACCCATTCACTGTTCGCGGCTATCATTTCTGGGCAGTTCCCGTGGTTCGTAAGATGCAGAAATCTGTGCCCTTGTCAATGGCGCTGTTTCCGATTGCACACGGACGATATGTACAGATTACTACAGGCAAGCGTACTATTGGCGGCATGCTGACTATTTGGGTTGGCCAGCCGCTATGCTATGCAATTGGTACACTCCTGAGCATTGCGGATGCATTCCGTGGAAAGCAAAAGGAGCAGGAACATGCCGTCAATTGATGCAATCATGCAGGCTGCTGGAGATGTTAATCAATCCAGCGCACAGCTTGCCGTACAGCGGCAGAAGGTTGCAAAAGCAAATGAGGATGATGTACTAGCTTACATTGATGCCGTCGGCCGTGGATCTGTTGCACAGCGAGATATGGCTCGTGAGGCGGATGCAATGACCATGGCGCTAGATTCCGCTAAGGCAGGAATCATGGAAGTACGCGGTGGCCCAGCTCGTTTGCAAGCTGACCTGCGGAAAGTGATGGACCAGGGCGCAGATTTGGAAGTACAAACTGCCGAGTTGGTGCGTAAGAATAATCGCAGCATCTTTGATATTGTCAGCGATCCTGTTGGCGTTATCAAGGATTTGTTGGATGTGGATGGTACGGAAGCTAAAGTACAGGGAGCTGCTGCAAAATTGCAAGCATCCCGTGCATCTCTGCAAGCAACGCATCAGACTGTTGTTGAGAGTGTTACGCAACTGGAATCCACGAAGCCAACGATTACGGCGGCACTTGCACAGGCACGACAGGAGCAGATGCTTGCTGCCACGCAGGCCAGTATTGCACAGGCTCGCATTGAAGGGCGCAAGCACGGTATTGATGGCTACAAGGCAGTTCTGGATGCGAACATGTCATCTCTGCAAGTAGCTAGTACCGTTCAGGGTGCCCGCGCTCAGGAAGAGCATTTGCAATTGCAGCGTGATGCAGCAGTTGCAGCTTCTGAGGAGCGCAACATCCGCATGACTATGCTTCGATTGCAGCAAAGCGAATTGAAGGATGTACAGGCGCGTAAGGATTTCTACAAGAGCACCATTGCTCGTGGCATGAGCAGCATTGGTCTGAAGCCTCCGGAAGGTCCTGCGCTTGAGATTCTTGCGGAACAAGCTGCGAAGGATCCAAATAGTGAAGCAGCCCGGAACTTTAACCGTGGCATGATGCAACTCTCCGTGCCTGGCGCTGGCAACCGCATTGCAGCTACGGCATGGGAAGCAAGTCAGGTTATCAAGACTGATACGGTGAATCTGCCCCCAGAAACTCAGGTAGTGCAGGAAGTTCTTGCAAAGGCGGATGCACTGCTTCAGATTGCTCTTTCTAAGCCTGGTGCTCCCGATCCAAAGAAGAATCCGCAAGCCTATGCTACTGCATATGATGCTCAAGTGAAGCGTGTACTAGATGATACGTTCATGGATGTGCGGACGGATGTACCATCCCTTGCCAATCCGTTCCCGAATATGAACACGTACGTGATGGCGGATCCGAAAATTGCAAATCTTCCCATCACAAAGAAGTTCCTAAAGCCACTGATGGATCAAGGCATCTCTCTGAGCAACCCTGCGGCACTAATGAAGCAAGGCGTTGCGGCTGTTCAGGCGGGAACTATCAGTAGCGGTGAACTGATCGTTGGCATGAATCTGATTGCAACTAGCGCAGTCCTGCAACATCAGGCACTGTCCAGGGCAACTGACTTTGGCCTCATTCCGCCAACTACACTCAATGTGCGACTGCCCGTAAATCGCGGCCCATTCGGAAGTTCACGACTGGTGAACATGACGTCGCCCAGTGATCTGGCAATGTACTTTGCTGAGCAGACTCCGTTCAAGACTCTGTACGATGCATCGGAAAGCATTAGCGGACAACGCATTCGGGAAGGCGCTAAGAACAGCTACCTGAATAATCCGAACTACGGCAACCCGGTCGGACGATAACACATGGCAAATCTTGCGAATTATCAGATCGTAGCGGATTCACACAATGTGATGAACACTGGCACTTCCTGGACTGATCCTGCATCATGGGAGAAGAAACTAGGAAATGCCGGTAAGTTCATTGCAACCTCCCTCATCAGTGGGGCCAATAGTTTCTATAACACTGCTATTGCGGTGGGGAACTTTGCTGGCCTCGATGTGAAGGAAAATGATACGCAGCGATTCATCACTTCCCTTGACAGCGACTGGGGGCAGTACTATCGTGCGAATAAGGAACTTGTTGATCTTACTGGTTTCGTTGCAGGCAGTATTATTCCTGGCCTTGGTGGTACTAAGCTGTTCAATATGGGACAGGAAGTTATCCGGACTGCCGTAGCCACGGGAAAGATTACTGGGCCACTGGCAAGGGCAACCGGACTACTGACGCCCCGCACTGCGTACTACCTTGACGAAGCTAAGGATGCAATCACAACCTCCCTTGCAACGCAGGGAGTTATGAATGCACGAACCTACCAAGCCATGGCGGCTGGTCTCTGGCAAAATACCCTTGAAGCTGCTGCTGCCGAGACAATGGTCACTGCGGTAATGTTCAAATCTCCTGTGCTGGATGACATGGAGATTGGCGACATTGCAAAGAACGTTGCAACTGGTGCATTGCTTGGCGGTGTGATTGGCGGCTCCATTGATGCAGCTAAGACAGTGGGAGTTTTGCGCGGTACGATGCGCAAAGTGGATGAACTTCGCCTGCCGTGGACCAAGCCAGAACAATATGCGGCCGCCACTCCTGCTGCTGACCTTGCCATTCAGAAAGCATTTGATCTGGATGCGCTGGCAGTTCCCATTCTGCGCACTGCTACGGATGCAGCGGAGAATGCAAAACTGGCAAAAGAATATGAGATGCAGCTTGTGCTGTACAATAAGCGCGTCTCGGAATCTCTTGATGGCGTACGTAAGGCAATCAACGATGCATCCGGTAGCGATGTTGCGGTTGGCAATGCACTTGCAGATATGGCCAGCCCGATTCGCAATGCTGATGGCACTGTGCAGGTTGGCACAGGGCAGCGATTGTTTGAAGGCCTGAGTGGCGCAGTGCATATTGCGGCCCCTGGTCGCCTTACCAAGGCGGAACAAGTTGCTAATAAGGCAATGAAACTTGCAGGGGAAGGGCCACTAGAGGATCCCATTGCTATCCGCTTTGTTAAGCTACACGGCCATGAGATGGGAGATATTACTGAAGAAGTTCCTGCAATCACGACTCTTGGCGATCGTGCAACCAGTATTGACCACGCGTATAAGCAAGCAAGGAGTGCTGGGTTCACGCTGAAGGAAACATTCGACATGGGGAAACTGAGCGCTCTGGAAGATTACCAGATGGCTCAGCGTCGCTATGTGTGGGCCGCATCTCTGAAGGAAATTAAACCAGGAACGCTGATTCATGCAACGGACATTCCGCTGCTGAACCGAGCACTGAAGGACCGCTTGCTCGATATCAAGATTGTTCGTGGAACTGGTCCCGATCTGGAAGTTACCGTCCCCGGAACGATTGATGAACTGGCCGCATTCATTCGCAATGAGAAGGTGGATTTGGCAAATAAGATCCATCTGGATCAGTACAAGCGATACGCCACTTCAGGTAATTTCGATGCGAATGCAGGCGCAATGCGGGCCGCCACCATTGCAGATGTGAACCCGAACTTCCTGATGGGTAAACAATCTGCAAACATTGATGACGATCTGTTCTATTCGCAGACGCTGATTAAGAAGCATCAGGAATATCGCGCACAGCGAGGCTTGGGTGTGGATGCAAGCTATGATCCATTCGTGACTCCTAGCGTTGCAAAGGTTGTGTATAAGCTTGACCGCAATCTGATTGACGCACATCCGCACATTTTGGATGCAATTGTACATTACAAGCAACAGCAGAAAGCATTTGAGCAATCTGCTCGCAATGTGACTAGTCGCTGGTTGGGGCCAGTTGCGAATCAATTGCCAGAATTTGATGAGCGTACATTGCTTCGCTTGAATCGTGATGATCCGGCTGCTGGCCTTTTGACGAGTGCAAATGCAGGCTACGGAACTCCTGGCAGCGTGAGTACGCAAGTGGGCAAGGTTACTGCAGGTATTGAACAGCAGTGGGCAAAGGATGCTGGTGATGCACTGCAAGCTCCGCTGGTGAAACTTGGCCAGAAACCGGAAGCTGCAATTGAATTCGAGGCGCTCTCCATTAAGGTGGATCGCAGTACGCTGCGCATGGTGCCATACGAATACAATGGCGAACGCATGCTGGTGGATCGCACTCTTGTGAAAGCAGTGGAAGCTGCTGATGGAGAGATTGACCTTGCAGAACTTCTCAAGGAAGGAAATCACTTTACGGTGAAGCATCAGGAAACTTGGGATGCAATCATGGCGCACACGGGGCGTACGCAGCGCCTCACGAAAATGCGCAATGAGCGATGGGCAGCTCTCGGGAAATCTAATGAGATGCACGATGATGTGTTCGTGCCCATTCGTCCTGATCCTCGGGACTATCCGTACTATGCATTCGTATATGATGATCGCGTGACGAATAGCGGACACGTTGCAATGATTCATGCGGCCTCTGAAAAGGAACTGGCTGAATTGATTGATCGCGTCCCTACGCATTATTCTGTGACGGCATCTCCTGACACGGCAAAGCGCATCACGACTCGCACGAAGCTGGATGTGGAGCGCTACCAGAAAGCACGGGATGCATACGACTACGATCGCACACTGAATGAGAATTACATTAACAGCGAACTGAAGAGCAAGGGCGTCTACGCTAGCTACTTCCCGAAGACTGATCCGCAGAAGATCATCAATGATGTGATGCAATATCATATTCGTGCCGAGAAGCTGGCTGCGAAGGAGACGGTGCGTCTGCACTATCAGCCAGTTTTCGACATGATGGAAAGTATGGGCGCCCGCTATTCGGAACTCGCAACGAGCAAGATTGCAGGAAGCGTAGAGCGCATTCAGGCTGCTGCAGCCAATCCGTATTTCAATCAGATCAAGACAGCGCTGAACATTAGCACAGCGAATGAGAATCACCTGATCTATGGTGCGAACAAGGCACTGGATGAGACGGTATCGAAAGCGTTTGGTGCAATCAGCAAACTGTGGCAGGGGGTTAAAAGTCCTGAGCAACTCGATGTCATCAATCGAGCACTAGATAGTCATGGAATCAAACCGGCCTACTATGATGCAGCCCTTGAAGCGCTCTCCAATCACACAGCCCCGCGCGGAGTCCTTACGAATTTTGTGCGTAAGGCAAACGCTATGCTTTCTCTATTCACCTTGGGACTTGATCCTCTCAATGCTGTTAACAACGCTATTGGCAGTAATATTCTGAGGGGCCCGGAACTCGCTGCCATCACGCGTGCAATTAAGAATGGCAATACGGAACTTGCAGGTGATCTGGCAGCGCTTGCAAAGATTCGCACTCCGGGCACCGGTGATGAGATTCTTGCACCATCTAAACTGGTAGCTAATGCAATTGAAGCGCTGGCAAAGGACGGTGCAAAAGGTCCGCTGAAGGCAAGGTATCGGCAATGGGGAATCATTAAGGATCAGACTGAGCAGCTTGCATTGCTAGTGGATGACTTCACACTGAAGGGAACCGAGGGAGCAACGGAACTCGCGCAGCGTGCGGATACTGCATGGAATCGAATTAAGGGCCGCCTTAGTGAACTTGCTGAGGGCGGACAAAAGATTACCGGCAATACGTTTGCTGAGGAAGCGAACCGATTCATCAGTGCAAACGTGATGGATCAGCTCACCTCAGTGGCAATCAAGCACGGTGTGATGGATGAGCGCACTGCGCAAGCGTATATTAATACGTTTGTGAATCGCGTGGAAGGTTCCATCATTGCATCGCAGCGTCCTGGAATCTTCCAAGGTCCGATTGGTCAAGCCATCGGCTTGTTCCAGCGATATCAGTTTAACTTGTTGCAACAGATGTTCCGATACGTGAGTGAGGGCAGTCGGAAGGATGTGGCAATGGTGATGGGATTGCAGGGAACTCTGTATGGACTACAGGGGCTTCCTGCGTTTCAGTTCATCAATACTCACATTGTTGGACAACTGAGCGGCAACACTGAACATAGAGACTTGTATGATTACACCTACGGTGTCGTTGGCAAGACGGCGGCTGATTGGGTTATGTACGGCGTTCCGTCCAATATCCTTCACGCTAACCTTTACACTCGTGGCGATGTCAATCCTCGACACCTGACCATTCTGCCAACCAATTTGCAAGAGATTCCGCTGGTGCAAGGCTGGGGTAAATTCCTCGGCAGCATTGCGGAAACTACGAAGAAGATTGGCCTGGGTGGCGATGCATGGGAATCCATTCTGCAAGGCGTGGAGCATAATGGTATCAGCCGCCCCCTTGCTGGATTGGCACAAGTTGCTCAAGGTTTCGGGGAAGGTGGCAAAGTGTATGGAACTTCCAATCAGGGAAGTATCCTCCAATCAAATGATCTGCTGTCCTTTGCTACCATTGTTAGGCTGGCAGGTGGCCGCCCTCTGGATGAAGCACGATTGAATGATGCAATGCATCGTGTGCAAGTCTACAAGGCAGCGGACAATGAGCGAAGGAAGGCACTTGGTGAGGCGATTAAAACTACCATGATCGGTGGTGGCAATCCTTCCGCAGATCAGATTGAGGCGTTTGCTGCGCAGTATGCAAAGTACGGTGGCAAGCAGGAGAACTTCAATCGCTACATGATGGGGCTCTATAAGAATGCCACTGTGCCTCAGGCTGAGCAACTTGAGATGAACCTTAAAAGCCCGTTCAGTCAGAAGATTCAACTTCTGATGGGCGGATCTGATGACTGATACCTGCACTGCAGGGTGAAAGGAAACTGAAATGTATTTTCCCGGCTACAAAGGTGGCGAGGCCATCACTCCTAGCGACGTCACGAACTTCACGCGAGGCGTGTGCAATGGCATCTACGTTGGAGGCACTGGTGCAATTGCGATGGTGATGATGGATGATACAGTGGTTACGCTTGCAGCGGTGCCTGCTGGTATCATCCTTCCGTTCCTTGCAAAGCGAGTGAATGCAACTGGTACGGCTGCAACGAATCTTGTTGCACTGTATGCGTAAGCGTTACGAGGAGCATAGACATGGCTGATAACTTTCGGCATGCACAATACAACACTGTGGGTGTGCAGATTGATGATCCACAGAGAATTAAGGATCTAACTGAAAGTCAGGTAGTGGCAGTTCAAGCCCTGGTGTCAGATGCTGGGATTCTTGGCACCACGTTCTGCGACTGGTCTACTGGCGGCAGCATTGCCGTGTCGGGGTCTACCGGCGCGACGGCCGTGCTGGACAACAGCGTGTCCATTGCCGGTCGGCCGTCGCTGCGGATCACGATGGGAGCCACCGGCACGTTGCAGGTGACTTTCACCTTCACGACGCCTGCCACGCTGGCCCAGCTCAAGACGCTGCAGATCCCGGTGCGCTTCTCGCGTAACGGCACCGACAATGGCGCCACGCAGGTGATGGCGGCGCCGACCCTATGGCTGGTTGGCAGCAGCGGGTCGCAATGGCGCTACGCCCTGGCCACCACGGGATGGCGCGACAGCGCGTGGCGCGTGTGGTCTGTCGCCCCGGGTGGAACAACGCAGGGCTGGTCTTTCGGGGGCTCGCCCTTGCCGACAGACAGCAGCAGCATGGATGCCGACACCATCGTGTCAGCGCGACTGGTCTACGCGGTCAACGCCATCGACGCGGGCGAAACGCTGTGGCTCGGGCCGCTGACTGCTGGCGCTCGTCGCAAGGGGCGTGTGTCGGTGGTGATGGACGGCTGCTACACCAGCCAGGACACCAACATCTTGCCGATGATGCGGGCCCAGGGCCTGCGGGCATCACTGGCGGTGGTCAACAGCCTGGTCGGGCAGTCGGGGTCGTTCGGCTGGTCCACGCTGGCGCGTCACTACAGCGACGGCCACAACGTACTGCATCACACCTACGACGCCACCGGCGGCAAGACGAACGGCTATGTCAATGCAACGGATTGGCCCACAGCCGCCAGCATCACTGCCGACGTAGCTGCTGGCTTCGCCGACCTGACGACGCGCGGTTTCACCCGTGGTGTCGGCTATGGCGTGTGGGGCTATGCGCTGCCTTGGGCATTTGCTACCGGCAAGACCCGGCAGGACTTGGTGGTCAACGCGCTGAAGGCGGGAGGCTTGCGCGCCATGCGCAATGGGTCGGTGAGCGGCGGCCCGTACACGCGCCTGCAATCCATCGCGCATGCCGACTACGTAGATCCGCTGTCCGTGCAGGGCGCAATCCAGATCAGCAGCGGCAACAGCGCCCAGGATGTAAAGGACGTGATCGACCGCGCTCGGGATCGCGGAGAGTGGGGCGTCATCACCGTGCACAGATCAGTCGTGAGCACGCCAGGATCGCTTGAGATGACCAACGCCAACTTCGACGACTGGATCAGCTATCTCGGCGCGCAAGTCCGCCTGGGTGGTGTGGATTGCACGCCGTTCGATGAGGTGTGCAGCTCGCTCGGCGTGTCGGCGATCTGATCCATCCCCTGCCGGTAATGCTTAGCCTATGATGTAATAATTACGCGTAGCCAAACGCAAAAACCCCTAGGTAGCAATTAAGCCGCCTAGGGGTTTTGTTTTGTCTGCTTGTTTTCAAGCTAGGTAGTGATGGGAAGCACAATAATCACACGTTTTGCCTGTAAGCGTTGCGTGCATACCTTACAGATGCCGAGAATGTCATCTCGTGTGTAAGTGCCATCAAGAACTACACCACAGTATGCACTGATTTCTGCGATGTGCACATATGGATCTGTATCAGCCTGCACTGCAAGAATCGTGAGAAGGTCTGGATGATGTTGCAGCTCTTCTTGCAGGGCGAGAACTTCCTCTGGAAAGTAGTGGTAGTACATGGTTATGTTGGAATATTCCAGAGAGTTACGCCACTGCCGCCTGCATTATCAATTGGATCAGTGATGGAAAATCCCGCTGCATTCTTATGGCCACCACCTCCAAACTGCTTGGCGATTGCAGATACATCGAAGTCACCAATAGAGCGCAGAGAGAACTTATGAGATCCATCGGATGCAGCGAAATAGCTTCCTCCAAAGGTTCCTGTTTCGTTAGCAAGTTCATGACCAACATCACTTGCAAACTGTCCTGGGCAATTGCAGATGAGTCCTTCATGGCCATTGATTGTGAATGGGCGCTTGGTTGCCTTAATGATTGATTGTACGGTGCGACGATCCTGCTTCAGGAGAAGCTCCCCAAACATTGTGCATTGATAGAACTGCCCTTCATCCAATGAACGATGCAGCGCAGTGTATGCATCGAAGGTGCGATCAGTCATTCCAATCAGTGCATTGATTTCCTTCGTCCAAGGTTCCTTGTGCAGCCATAGATCGCGGTCTTGAATGTAGCGGATCAATGCAGGTGCAGGAGTGCTGGAGAAGTATTCCCATGCAATCATTGCGCCGCTACGGCCGTTATCCAGGAGAATCTCGCCCTTCGTGAGCGTGTCAATCAGGTGACTGAGATTTTCAAATGCAGTCTTGTGGTGATCTAGCAGGACAGTGTATGCAGCCAGATCGTGAATATCCATCAGTTGCGGGGATGGATATGAGAAGTCAAGGATGAAAACATCCCGGCCGCTACAGAGGGAGAATGGCGGCTCCTCTCCGTAGTTTGCTGCATGATATTGTACATCTGCATAGGAATGTGCAGCCCGCTGAGCAAATGCCCATGCAGCACCGAAGCCATCATTGCAATGTGCATGATAGATTACGAGTGCCTTACTGGCTACGGGTTCGATGAACACTGGCAGTGGCTCTTGATACATGAATCAATCCTGTTTCAGTTTGAGTGGTAGTGACGGCAGCCTCATGCAATAACTTGTTGCGCCATCGCTTTGCATACTGTGCTTGCGTGAGTGGTTTGGGTTTCACTGCATCCGGCATTCCATGGCCCATTCGCCACATTGCAGTGTAACAGCCACGAGTTCCTTTACGTTGCCATGATTCTACATAGACAATGCGATCCTTTCCTGTGGATAGAACTGCCATCCAGCGACTAATGGTTGTGTTGGTCAGTCCTGTGATTTCATGCAATTCTGTTTTAGAGTGTGCACGAATTGCCATTGCCGCCATCAATGCTTTGAATGCAGTAATGTTGACAATGGTTTTCGTACCTCTAGATGCGAAACCAGTTGCAGTGAACCCCATTGCGTGTACGTGTTACGTTGCCTTATCAGCCCTAGCAATTGCCGCAGCATCACTGTACCGCAACCCATTGTAGCGAGTAGCTAGCTTATTGCCATTCGCCTGCAACAGCTCACTCTCGGTGATGCCGTAATGATTCATTACAGCTTGCATGTAGAAGCGCAGATCGCCAAGCTCCTCAACAATGTTCTCCCTATCTCGCTTCTTGCCATAAATGTATTCCTTCTTAATTGCATCAACAAGTTCCCCTGCTTCCCCTGCGCAACCAAGTGCTGCATGCAGTGCCATCATTGGCTCCGTATCAGCCTTGAATAGTTGCTGCACAAACACATCGTAGCGAACAAGGTTGTGTGCATCCTGATCCGGGTTCTCAGGATTATCCGGAACGAATGCCGGATTGGGCAGGAGAATAAAACTGTTTGCGCGTGCGTTGCTCATACCTTCATTTCCCTTTCCTCTGCAGTCAGCAGAGATACATCAATAAACTTCTCCACTTTGCTCATATCCACTAGCTTATGAAGGGGGAGAAATCCTCCAAGAGCTGGAACTCGTTGAATCTTTCTTGCTTCCTCAAGATTCGAGAGGATGGTTCCTAGTGCTTTCATGTCATCAAGATCACTGGATACCTGTGCCCAGATGTCCCGTAGCTTCACAACACCTGGACCTGCATGAATGATCGCTACAACCTTGTGTGCTACATCACTGTTCTTTGCCTTACCAAATTCACCCAGTGCACGAGGCATGAATTGTTCTGCATGCGTCAGGACTGTGTTTGCTGTGATGACGTCTCGCTCTGTGATGGTTGTCGAACTGCGAGCTGCACTCTGGATAATGCATAGTTTAATGAGGTGGTCCAATCTACGTTGGGAATAACTTTCAAATCTGACGTCAGCGACTCCGATTCCAGCTTGATAGATTGCATCAAGAGTTGACTCTGCACCTGCCGTGAGAGTTGCACTGCCAACACAAGTTCGTTTAATCTGTCTGAGATGCTCAACAATTGCAACAGTCTCGTCCGCTGACGGCGCAGGAGGGAATGTAACTCTTCGTCCATTGGGTTCTCCATAAATGATAATCATGCGAGAGAGGAATCCTTGACCAACGATTGCTGCAGGGAATGCAAGTGCAAAGTTTGTAGGAGTGTTGCCACCAAGGATGCTGATGGTTGGATTGGGAATGGTGAATGATTCATTCTTGAAGCGACATGGGTAATTGCCTGAATAATTCCACATGTTGCCTAGCATGCTGATGAACTCTAGATTACCTGTGCCAATGAAGTCGTTGAATTCGTCAATTAGAATAAATACTTCTTTATAATCACTGCTTAGTTCGGGGGTTCCGAATAAGTTCTCTTCGAGAATATCCTCAGCAATTTTTGTTGCGTTTACATCTGTATGCTTACCTGCTAAATCAAGAAGAAACTTTTCCTTTGATGTGCGCTCTGCGCCGAAGGTTGTATATCCTGCTGAGACGAGTAGTTTTTTCAGCAATTTAATTGCGGTTCCTTTTCTTGCACCTGCAACTCCAATAAATTGACAATAGATGTTGGGATAGATATGGAAATTTCCGTGGTCAAAGCAGTACTGTCTGCCTAGGTAGGCTCCCAAACCCACGATAGCAGCCCACCTAGAGAAGTTGACCGGAACTTCTGGAGTGGACTTAGCATATTGTAAGTAGTGGGAAATGAAATCTCCCATCATAGTTCCAATGTTATTTAGAGTTTCTCGACAGGTGAGCTGCAAACTCCCCTTGATGTTTAGCCGCTGCCTCCTCAAATGCTTTTTCTGCAAATGATTTAATTGGCCACGAACCAAGATACTGCAATTTTCCGTCTACACGAATTTGTGCTACCCAAGAGTTTCCATTCTTCCATACTCCTTTGCTACCGGATTTATTATATGCAGTTCTGTTGGTATTATTCTGCGCCCTTGTGACTAGACGAAGGTTGCACTTTGAGTTATTCAGTGTGTTGCCGTCAATATGATCTACCTCTTGATCGGAACCACAATCCATGATAACTCTAGCAAAGTGCTTATTACGTAGAGAACCTCCCGAGAATCTAACAATTCTATATCCTGAAGGTTGCACATGGATAGTATATCCACAATCTAAATATTTTATATAATCACGTACATCGAATATACACATTTGATTGCTTACGGCAACGTGTATGGTTGTCATGATTATTCCTTTCGGCTGCTCTGATTCACACTGTGCAGAAACTCATACAGTCGGTCAGATAGCGTGACCCATTCTGCATGCCGTTCAGGAGGCAAGCAATTCAGGGAGCGATCAAGGAGTGCATGAAACTCCTGAATGGTTGTAGTGCTGCGAAGGGAGAAGTGTAGGACGTGGTCTGCGAGAGTGTCGCCGCGAGATACAGATACATGGATCATGGTTATTCCGTTTCGTTCCAATAGACAGCTCGCTTTAGGGAGCCATCGGGTTGCGTGATTCCTACCTTGAGTGCGGCAGGGACGGTGAAAGTTCGTTGAATGCCATCAGCACCACGAACAGTGACAGGAATCTCCATACACTTCTGCACTGCATCGCAATGATCTGGGCGATCAGCACGATAGGAGAACAGGATGCTATCATGAATCTGTGCATGGAGACGGAAGGTATCTGGATTGGGAAGTGCTACATCGTAGAATACTCGCATGTATGCTTCATTTAGTGTTCTTGCATTGAGAGACTGGGGTGGATGCGCCACGTAACTGTTAAGGTCGAGTTTGTTTTCGACTGGGTCTCCAAAGCAATATCGAGTCCAGTCTCCTTCAGCAATGTAATCCTCAGCTGAGTAGTTAGCGAGATTAAATGCTGTGTGATGATACGCTCTGCTAACGAGCTTTCGTGTGGTTGCAATCTCAGAGGCAACACTTGCATACCATGTTCCTGGTGCATATAGTTTGTACGAAGGGTTAGATGAATAGCGAAGGAAGGCAAGCACACGAGCAGAGCGGAAACGAATCATGCCGCGAAGCTGCGTGTACGTGCGATGGAATACGCAGAGAAGATACTCAGCAATTTCAAGGGGATCAGTGAATGGCAAACGAAGAGTGGCAGCAGCATCGAAAATTGCTGGCAACCCCATTGTATCTACGAGGACTGCCGGTCCCATGTTATAGTTAGCACCATGGTTAACGCGTTTGGCAATGTCTCGTAGCTTTTTATTCTTAGTCTTTCCGCGCTCATCATCGTAGATGTCGGCATATGGCGTGCCAAAGAATGCGCTAGCATTGACAGAATGGAAGTCTTGAGTTCCCGAGACAGCCCGTATAAGCGCTGTGTCTGCGGAGATATGACCCGTGTCCCGGGACTCAGCTTGCTCAAGATCACATTCTGCCAGATGCCATCCCTCAGCAGCTCTGATAGTTCGCTTGACTTCAGGACCGCGCGGTATGTTCTGGATGTTGAATCCACACCAGAAGGCGTGCTCTCCAGATGCAAGGCGTCCTGTGTCAGTTCCGTGCGGATTGAGAGCATACAGGCTGCGTCCACGAAACTCCTTTGCGCCACCCTCTCCGGCATGAATTCCTGATTGCTTTGCATCACTATCCATTCGTAGATAAGTTGAGGAGAGCTTACGCAAGCCACGAATATCCAGAATGGCATCCACAATGCGGCCATTCAGAGGGTGGCGGTAAGCTGCTTTCTTTAGATCCTTCTCCTCGGTGGATTCAATGTCGCTGCAACCAAGTACCTTGAGAAGTGTCTTAACTTGCGGCGGACTGTTTGGATTGAACCCAGGAGTTGCAAGAGAACGCTGCAAGGATGCTGTTTTCGTGGATACCTGCGCATCTGTTGCTGCTCGCTCTGCTGCTAGCCGGACAGAATCACGAGCAAGGCCAGTCATTTCAGAGAGCATGCACGGAAATACTAGGGGGAATTCTAGTGCATAGTTCCGTTGTGCCCAGGCAGGTGCTGAGAGAATCCATCCGATGAGTACATTTGCGGTGGCCCAGCCATCAAGTGCATTGTACTTATAGTACTCAAACAGATCATTTGTTTCTGCCAGATCCTTCCAGTATACCACTTTACGTAGAAAGAAGGCATTAAGGAAAGCAAGATCCTTTGGTAGTTCGGAATAGTAACTGTGGAAGAGATGTGCAGTATCCCAGAGGTAGTGGGAAACTGGTGTTCCATAACGAAGAAGGTAGGCGTTGTCATACTTTCCATTCTGGAAAATCTTGGGGACAGGAAGCGCATTGAAGCGGCGCATCCACGCCACAGCATGCATGGAATCTATTGGAAGAACATACGATGCTGTAGATAGCTGGCCAGTAGGGCTAACAAATACGCCAGTGTAACTAATGCAACGGATTGACAAAGGGTTCTTGAAGGTCTCAATGTCCACAGCGATTGCAATAGCTTGTGCAAGGTATGCATATGTTTCATCGCAATTAGCAGGAGTTAGAAGAGTCCAGGAGAATGCAGTTGCATCAATCCAATCTTCCGGTGCAACTACCTTGCTGATGTAGCGAGAAAGAAGGAAGCGACCGTAGGGCACCGTGAAGATTTGCTTCAGAGGCGCTACGAATACAATCTCGGTGGCGCCATTCGGAAGGGTGAACAGGGAACCTGCGTAGTTTGACAACTTCGGAGATTCAATGTGCTTGCCCATGCGAGCAAGAAGCTGCTTTAGGATGGCAGTGTTGGTGGATACAATGCGCGTGACATTGCGCTTTGCACAGTATTGTTCGAGAGGCGTGAGAAGGGAGACAGGTTCCGTGAGGACATAGGTTGATACGCCACGGAACATGGATTTCAGATGAGGAAGATATGCCTTATCTTCTTCGCATCCGAGAAAGAGTGCGTTTCCTGGAGTCATTTCTTATCCGTGCTGGTAGGAATATGCGCTATCTGATACCGAATCTCCTTCTCGATATACGATGATGCATTTAGTACAACTTCAATGGCTCCATGTGTGCGAGGACTTGTGATTCCTGCGCGCTTCAGTAGCCCCTGCCAGCAATGCAAATAGCCACGAATTGCCATCGTATACCCAAGAGCTGCAAAAAGATTCCATTGGCGCTGCTGTGCAGGTGATTTCTCTTTGTAAAAGCGAGAGGGAGAACGGGAGAACTTTAGCTTAGCCATGTTAATCCTCCATTACGTGAATCAGTGCAACATCCGTGCGGCGTAATGACCGCTGCATTTCAGTAGGCAGCGAAGATACAGATATGCAATATAGGAATACAATCGCATTCCTGAGTCCCCGCAATTTATCTGGTGTTTCTGGAGAACAGAAGGTGGGCAGTCTATCAAGCATTGGGATGAGGTTCTCCCCAAAACTCTCTGCGTGCCTAAGATTTTGTGCTATGATAACAATACGGGTCATTGCATATCTCCAAAGGAAAGGGAGGGGCAAACGTAATGAAAGCCTCCGAACCGGGTAGGTAGGGAGGCTTGATATTACGTCAGCTTGTGGCTGCGTTCACGGCAGGGAATCAGACAACCTTCACCGAATCCAACTTCAGGTACTTCTTGCTCTTATCATTCTTATCAGTACGCAGGGAGGTAGCCACCAGAACTTCCGCACCCTTGGCATCCGCCATCAGTTCGCGATTGCTCTTAGCACCGAAGTGCTCAGCGAAGGACTTCATCAGTTCCTTGAACTGGCCTTGGCCAATCTCAGCAACCTTCGGGTTGTCATGCGTCAGGAAGTACAGAATCTTATCCGACTGGCCAGGAGAGACGACTTCATCAGAACCTGCGGGCGTCTCCACAGTTTCAATGGCAGTCAGAGAAACTTCGATTGCCTTGTGCTTCTTGTCACCAATCTCCTTCAGGTCGAGGGAGATAATGCAACGGTGCGCACCAGGGGGGAAGGGCTTGAATTCAGGCAGGTCAGCCAGATCGTCAAGGGTACCGTCCAACAGGCTGTCAATGTCTTGATTGATAGTGGTCATGATTGTTTCTTTCGGAAGAATTGAGAAAGGTTACTTGGCTTGATTGGGAGAGGATTCGAGAACTTCAATGAGTTTCTGCAGGTAGTGAATAGCTTTCTTCAGATCAGTGATACCTCCTTTATGTCGATAACGGGCAATGTATTTGATGGCTGCTCCATCCAGATAGCCACAATTCCATGCAATGATTGCATCCCACGGTTGAAGATCACCGTACTGCTTATAGTGATCGCCACCAACTTGGATGGAATTTGCAGGGAGGGGTGTGGATGATACGTTCGATTGCATGCTCATGTCAAGAGGGCTTTCGGAGAGTGGCTGCGAGAGCTTGCAAATCTGATGCAGCCTTGGTTGCTGGGGTGTTTGCAGTTGGCGTTACCTTTGCAGGAACTCCAGGAGACGGGGTGACGGGAACAGATCGGAAGATGGAAACCAGTGATGCTTCTCCTGGAGTTGCTTCCAGTACCGTACCTGATCGTGATCCTGTAAGGATGTTGTTTCCATAGGTGGTAGATGATGCTGCAATGTGTTTCTTGTTCTTCACTTCAAGGTAAATTACCTCATCGAAATACTTTGCAGTGTTGCGGGAGAAGTTCTTGGTTCCTGCAGTGGGCACTAGCTTTTGCTTGCCATCTTCCATCTCCACTTCCGTCTCATGGGAAATGCAGACGATATGAAAGGGAGCTTGCTGCACATAGGACAGGAATGTATCCATCAGCTTACCGAGGTTGCCCCAATCTTCATAGTTCAGCTTGTAATCTTCAGGCTGATTCTTGGTGATGTGGGCAATCGCACTATTGGTAAGCTGCGTCAGGGAGTCAATGACTACGACGGTATCCAGGGACAGTTCGTTTAGTGCAACACGAACAAATGGCTGGTTGTCTTTACGGCAGATGGCGCATGCAACCTTACCATGTGCTTCGCAGATTTCTACGGGTGCGCCCTTGATTACTTTCAGGAGCGTCTCGATTGCGATGGGAAAGCCACGAGTATCGGGAATGCTGAGAACTTCTACACGCTCTTGATCTGCTGGGGGAAGTTGCTTGAGCGTGTCAATGCCATTTTCTAGGTCGAACCAGATAAGATTGAAAGATGATGCCAGGGTTCCTGCAAGGCGAGTCTTACCGGATTTGGGCGGACCGAACAGAAGAACACGATGGGATTTGGAAGATGACTTCTGGGATAGTTTCATCGTTACGCCTTGAGTGACTTAAATACAGTGACCGTGCCACCTGCTGATCGAATGAGATTAGCAAGGCGTACAGCTTCACGGTATTCTTGAGTGGATAGGACTACCTTACTGTTCGTATCGGAGACTACAAGATATTCCGTGGGAATGGTTGGGTCACTGGAAAGGATTGCATCAGGGGAAGGAAGGTCAGTGTCTGTAATCATAGCATTTCATCCATTTCATCAATGATTGCAGTGGGGGAAGATACCGATGCTTTCGAGAGTTGCGATTCAAGAAGATCAGCAAGTGTGATGACTACCTGATATTCAGTCTTATCCTCCTGAGAGGGAGTGCATGGCTTCGTCAGATAGGTAGTGGAGAGGGTGCAAGTGTTAATGTATTCGCATTCACGGAAGAAGGAATAGCAGGACTCACCACGCATCGGGAAGATTTCTGCATCTGCATACATCTTGATTGTCTCAATGTCCAGAAGGAGTTCCCGAATCCAAAGAGCGCGTTGCAGAAATGTCTTCGTGAAGGGGAGTGGAATGTACTCGCCTTGCTTTGTTGTGTAGACTAGATAAAGAACTTTGTATGAAGAAAGGGAAGGATACAGATGGTCCAGAACAACGCTGTAACCAATAGCCTGCGCGCTATTCTTGTAAGTTGCAGGATTGATTGTTGCGCTACCAGTGGTCTTGCATTCAAGGACAAGAATCTCACCAGTGATGCGATGGCGTAGCACAGCATCGACGAAACCACGAAGCCTGAAACCATCAGGAAGTACAATGGCAAAGGAGAGTTCAGTTGCAGGCTTGCCATTGTAGTATACAAGTTCATAATCTTTCAGGACTGCATTGCGAATTACCATGAATCGCTGAATGGCAAGGATGGCAGTCCAAAGGGATTTGTTTAGCTTCTCACCCTCATCGAAGATTGATGGCGTGTGCCATCCTAGATACATGCGCCAGATGATCTGAGGGAGAGGGAGATCGGTTAGAGCAAGCGCGATTCCTTCGCCAACAACGTGTCCAAAGCTGAAAGTAACTGTGGACTTAAGTGGCTCTTCTGCGCGGTGGACTGTTCTGAGTTTCTGGAGCTGAAACTTTCGAGGGCAGGAGTGTAGGGTAAGGAGGCTAGAGTACGATAGCTGGCGAATGCGGTAGTCAATCTTTCCTTCATAGCCAGGTTCGTGCCAATCATCTCCGCTAGTGCTAGTTTCTCCTGCACTGTCAGATCCGATAGCGGTACTGATGCCCACTGGTGAATCTGAAAGAAATGCGTCGAGTGAGAATTCTGTGGAAGACATTGCGTCACCGCGTTGATTAAGGCTGATGGGATTCCAAGATGCCGATCATCTGCATGTGATGGCAGAGCTAGCCAATTGCGAATGGCTAGATACTGCGGGACAGATAGATGACAGGTTAGGAATGCAAATGCCAGATGCATATATGTGCAAAAGCCCCTTGGTAGGGGCTGTTTGTTTTATGTTCTGGGGTCAGCTTACAAGAGGATCCTCTTCAGGAATCGGCTTATCCCTGTTATCAATTGGTTGAGTCAATGCAGCAAATTGCCGAGTGAGTTCTTCTGCAATACGCTTACGAATGTACTTCTCGGGATCCACGTTTGCAGGGAGATTCTCCTTAACACGAAGTTCAATGGGCTTTACTTCCGGATAAGTAGTGGCCTTGTCGTGGATTGCGATATCAAAGCTGATAGAGTAGTTACGCATGATTAGTTCCTTGAGTGTGTGTGTGGGGTGTGCTGAGTGTGGAGAGATTAAATGGCATCCAATCCGAGCTGTGCAATCTTACTCTTCACGGTGTTCGAGGATGCCTTGCTAGCAACCGTTTGACGAACCATGACAGTGTTTGTTTGCTGCATCAGACCAGAGACGACGATTGCAATTTCATCTTCAGTCATGAGAGTTACATTCTCAGGCTGTGCCTTCAGTGTGCGATGAATCTCCTGCAAGAGTGTTGGCATTGTGGGATGGCGGGAAAGAACTGCTTGTTGCAAGGCAGCTAGCTTTTCCTTCAGCTCAAATCCAATGGCTACGGCTGTCATGATTACAGGATTCCTTTCGTGCGTGCAATCCAATCAGATACAACAATGTAATCGCGATCAGCGGGTTCATGTGCCTGACTGATTGTGGAAGTTTGAGAAAGTGGAAACCATTCTTTCTTTCCTTCAGTACCTTCAGGAACGAATGCAGTGTCATTCACTCGGATGATTTCAAACAGAATTGCTTTTTCTGTTTGCCTGTGAATGTATCCATGCAATGTGTGGGTTGCTTCCTTCTTCTGCTCTTTGCGAACAGGAAGCGGTGTGGAAGGATCAGTTACCCAGGGGGGAATATCATCAGGGGAATGCATAATTAAATATCCTGCAATGTGATGGTTGCTGAGGGGTGAAGGTGCTTTGTCAGATAAAATGTTAGCACACTATTGGAACGGGAATGGGTGACAATGCAATGATAGGGAGCAATCTCTAGTTTATAGCCAACGTCCAGCCACTTCTCTTTAATTACAGCTTTGAGAATTCGAGCGTGCAGGACTCTATTGGCAGTAATGCTTGCCTTGCCTTCTCGTTTAAGTTTTTCCCAGATAGGCTGATACAGGCGCATTGTTGGATGCATGCTGGTGGAGTGCATGCAGGGAGAAATAGAGTGCCTCACCCTGTACAAGCTCAGGTGTTCCATTCCCTTGTGAACTTCCCATGAAGGGACAAAGGAAAACTCTCGCACACACCGATGTAAGCGAGAGGGAGGATTGCGTCCGAGGCACATGATTGTTCTCATTGCGTGGTAGCAGAAAGGACAATCATGTAACAGAGCGTGGACAGTTTTACATCATGTCCAGGATGTTCTCTATCTTCTTACGTCCTGCCTATGTGGGCGTGCATTGGCAGGAGATGGGAAGATCAGAGATTTTCCGCCAGGATCAGCGGCTCTTCAGCCGACAGATAGGTATCCAGGCGACGCAGCAGCAGTTCCAGCACGTCTTGGAATTGTTCCGCATTCGGAGTTTCCATGTACAGTGCCAACTGTTCTTGCAGCTTCTTCAGCAGCGGCTTGTTCGTCTTGATTTGCACGAACTTCTTCACGTAGATCTGGCAAGCCAGGCCAACCTGCTCAGGAGTCTTACCAGCAACACTCGGCATGACATTGCTGTAATCCGTGACAAATGCTTCCCACTGTTCCGCACTGATGGTAGCGCGTTCAGCCTTCGGCATGTTGGCGATGGCTTCCCAATACAGGGATGCAATCGGGAAGTTCTCTTGATTGATCTTCTCATCATTGCCAACAATGTCACTGGCAACACTCTTGACAGTTGCATAGATTGCATCCTGCAGGAGTTCCAGTTGCTTGCCGCCAGCCTTCAGGATTTCCACAATACCTTCAACAGAAGGAACGGGAAGCTTCAGTTCGACAGTCTGGCGTTTGTTCCCGAGACGATCTTTTTTAAACCTGAACGTGAAAGTTTGCGTATCGACAAGAGTATTGCTGTTCACAGAGATTTCGCTCATGGTATTTCCTATTGGGGAGAGGGAGAATAATGTTCCTGCTTAGTTAGCTGGTGCAGGAACGTGAACCAGTGCATGCATGATAGCGGGTGGGGGATAGCGTGTCAACCCCCCTCGGGGCTGTTAGTAGGAACAGGATCCTTAAGTTTCAGAGTTGCTCCAAGGTAATCTTGAAGTGCATACTTACGATCGAGACGTTCAGTGATGGATGCAGGTGCATTCATCCATTCAATTGCTTGTGCAAATGTTGCTTCATGGATTGGAATGATGAATGATACGTTCGGAGTGATGGAAGATTGCAGAGTGATGGTTGATAGGATGGGCATGATTACTTTCCTTTGCTTGCGTTAAATGAGGGAGGGAGTGGAACGAAAGGGAATATCTCGTCCCTTGAAGAATTCAGCCTTCTCAGCAAGAGTATTACCAATAACTTTCTGGCTGTTGATTCCTTTCGTGAAGCTATCTGGCTCACAGATTACGTACAATTCTTCCTTTGCACGAGTGACTGCAGTATATAGGAGTTCCCGTTGCAGCATCTTATTGTGTGATTGATGTAGACAGAGGAATACCTTACGCCACTCCGAACCTTGTGATTTATGCACAGTTAGTGCATACGCCATGAGTAGGGAGTTCACTTCACCTGCTGCACTGATTGATACTTCCTCATCACTGTCATTCATTTTCAGGGTGATGATATGTGAGGAGGAACGAACACGATCTTCCTTGTCGGATGTAAGGGCTACTTGCGCAAGAAGGAAATCCGCTTCATCATCCGTTGCTGCTTCAATCTCGTGGTCTGCTTTGCCTCCAGGAACATCATTTGCAGAATCGTATCCCCAGTAATCGAGTGTGGCACTAGCGGGAATTGGCTGCGCTCCGAAATAAGCAGGATTCTTTTCGATGGAGATGACTGTTGCATCCTCTTTTTCATAGAGTACCTTTTCACCTTCACTGAGATAGATGCGATTGAATCCTGCAATGATCTGATGTGTGATTCGCTTTTCCCGACGTGCAATGTGGTTTGCAATCAGTTTGTTTAGCTCATCAGTGCCGCATGCTTTGTTGTATGGAATCAGGATGATATCCTCTTCCGGGGAATATGCACCCTTATCGCATGCTGCTGCAAAGAAGGAACCTAGCGTCATGAGTGCATCAAGATCACTGATGCGTTTCTTCCAGGGATGGATGGTTAGCTTTCCTGCGTGCTTCCATTCAGGGTATTGCGTTGCAGGAATGGGGTTGCCAGAGAGGATGCGGTGTGCAAGTGCAATGATGGGAGATTCAAGAGCTTGACGATACACTTCTGTAAGTTCGACTACGGGAAGGGATGTAAGTTTGAATCCGAGAATGGCAGGTCCAAATACTGGAGGAAGCTGCTGAATATCTCCAAGGTAGATGATCTGTGGATTATGGGGACATGCTTCCATAACTTGTGCATGCAAATCCGTGCCAATCATGGATGCTTCCTCAAAGATGATTGTCTTGATTGAGGGAGGCAAGGGATTGGCTGCATTACGGGTTGCTTCAAATCGCATGGTGGTGCGATCCTTACCTGTTTCTGGATCAGTTACTTCGTAATAGACAGGTTGGTATTCCAGAAGCTTATGGATGGTGATGCAATTACCCTGTAGTTCGGATGAGACGTTGCGTCGAATGTTGGATACTGCACGACGGGTGTATGCACAAATGACGATGCCAGGAGTTCCTGAGGCAAGATGCTTATGGCCTGCGGATGCAAGAGTTCCTGCATGTCCGGATGAAATGAGTGCGAGGGTAACTGCTTTCTGGCAAGTAGTTTTACCTGTACCTGCTGCACCGATTAGGACGCAATCACGACCAGATGCAGCGAGAGTGACGAATTCAAGCTGCTTTGCATTCAGAGTGATTAGGTTACCGTAGCGATCATAGATTTGTGATGCTTCAGTAATGCGATCTTCCTGAATTGTGGTGGTTTCCCTGGTTGTGGTAGTTACGGCTGCATGAATGGGAGTGGGAGTGGTGGTAGGGACGGGAACTACGGGTATTGATGCCGCTTCGCCGCGCTTTTCTCGCAATTGCTGAAGGAGGGAAGCTAAGCGGGAAGAATCTATTGTTGCCATGATTATGTGTTACCTGCAATTGGGTGGGATAAGATCCGAGATGAAAGAAGGAACGGGACGCCCTTTATAGCTCATGTGAACGCCGCTGTCAAGGGGCCATCGGGTTGCTTTTCTGCGATAGAATTCCTGGTATCGCTGAATTGTTGTCATGTTCAGACGATGGGAAATGGTTGCAGGGCCACAAAATACGTGGGGCGTGTGTTGGGATGATGTAGTGTATGGATTGATTTCGAGAAGGAAATCCTGAATTGCACGAATGACAGGAATGGATGAATGCTCACCACAATTTGCAACGGATTCTCGAACATCCTGCAGGGCAAGGGCTAGTTCACATAGCCATAGCATGTTGTTATTTGCTTGCTGTGTCCAGACAGTGCATGGGTGCTTGACGTATGCAGGTTTGTAGAGAAGATGTTGCAGGGAGGATGCTGCAGGGAAGATTGATGGGGGAAAACGAATGTGCATTGCAGTGGAAAGCATTTGCGCAGATTCAAGAATCATCTTTTGCATGTGCTGATCGCAATGCATTGCTGCACAAATGGATGGAGAATCATGTAGATAGAAGATGTTCATGAGGCATCCTTGGGAAGCATGGAACGTTCAGAACGCGCATCAATATGCTGATGGGCTAGTGTGCGTGCAGGTGTTAGGAGCACGTATCCGTATGGAATCTCAGGCAGTTTACGGAAGGAAAGCAGGACAACTTTGCATCGGGTGAGTTCTGCATGCGTGCAATTGTGATAGATGCGAAGATATGTGATGCCTTCTCGAATGATTGGTGCTTTCTCACCCCATGTGCTAAATAGATATGTTGGATTCCAATGGAGCAGGTAATGATTGGACAGCTTGTGGTGCAATGGCTTGGGGATTACCCAGGATTGCGTGATGTGATGATAAATGCTGGTGGGAGTGTGCGGATTGTGCATGATTGCCCCTGATTAGATGCTGGAATCATCACTGGCAGGAACAGGGCCATCAGGATTATCTGAGGAGCCATATTTCTGTGCAATGTTCCATCGCATCATTGCACGAATGAATGCGAATTGCGATGGGTACTGCTCACGGGTAGGCTTAGCAGATGGCGCACTATCAATTAGTGCAGTGAGATTCGCTGATTCCGCAGTTTGTTGGGAAGATAGGATACGGTATGTGGAATGAATATCAGGATCACCCAGATCAAGGAATGTTTTCTTGCGCTCTGATGCACCCTTCAGGATGCTAAATAGGGCATGAGAGAAGATTGATCCTGCATCAATGTTATCAAAGCAATGATCCCGCAGTTCCTGTAGATCAGCATCTGGAATGCTGAAGATATAATCATCCTTTGTGCAACGAATGATGATCTCTTTCCAGAATTCTGCGCATGTGATTTGCGTATGCAGGGAATTACCGAATGGACTGGAGACTAGGAAGGTAGGGAAAGATCCTGCGGATGCAGCCCATTCTGCAAGTGCATGTGCATATTCTGATGGCTTGCGATGGGGAGACTTGATTAGACGAGCAAGAGCGTTTTCCCGACGAATGATGATTGCGCTTTCGTGGGCAGATCGGTAGCCACTTTTGAATTCATCGTAGCGATCATGCCAATTCTGGATCCAGTATTTGACATTTGCAAGGTAGCGAGTATCCGGAGAGACTGCGTAGTGGGGGAAGACTTCTTCGTAATTGGGAACGGTGGGAAGTTTGATTACAGTACGGAGAAGGTGTTCCATGTTGTTTGCAACAATGGAATCCGTATCAGGAGAGCGCATTACAGGAATGCGCCATTCGATTAGATCGGTGGAATTGAGGAGGGCAAGGAAAAGAAGATAGGAATCCGTGGGAGTTAAGCCACCCTCTGCCCATTTACCCGTCATTGCAAGCAAGCGTTTCTGGGGAAGGGAAAAGATAGGATGGGCTATCTCACGGGATGTGAATGATCCTGGGATATGATCGCAGGAAAATTCAATGGAGGACATTGCGCATAGGATCTTCATGATGTTTGCTTTTGGTGAATGGATTAGCGGTTGGTAGAATCAAGAGAGTTAGGAACAGTCATTCCACGATTACGCATGTATGCAGTGATTGTTTCTGCATTCCAGCGCTTACGTCCAGGAAGTGGCAAAGGTGAAGGGAATGCACCGGATTTTGTCCAATTCTCGATGGTTGCAACACATACACCCATGATTGCTGCAACCTCTTTGCTATTGAGTGTTGCAGCAGTTTGTATTGCACTGAGTTGTTTATTTCTTTCTTCATCCATGCGACGCTGAACATCACTGGATGCCGTGGCTTTCCGTGCTACGGAATGTCGAGAAATTACCTGATAGCCCTGACGCTGAAGGAATGCGATTGCAATGCGAATCTTTTCCTCAGTGGTTTTCTTTGCAGGGACGTTTACAGGATTGGATTGGGTAGAATCAGTCATGATGATTACGATGTGATGGTAGTGATGGGGTTAGGAACGAGATGAGAGCAACCAGGATTCGTATTCCGATTCCTGAACTGGGTCCATCATGCTATTTTCATAGCGATATTGATTAATGATCTCCATTTGTGGTGGCGTGATCCTTTCAGGGTTAGTGCACCAGAGTGCAAAGAGTTCCTGGGGTGATTGTTGCGGGGTTGTAGGAACTGCTAAGCCAAGGCGATCTTCCATTGTCGGTGAAAGGGTGAGTTGCGGTTGCATGATGCCATGCGTGATCTTTAGGGAGAATGATTCAAGATAGCGAAGAAGAGGGATGGAAGTTGTGGGGGCTGCTTTCATGCATCGGATTATTTCCTGTAGTTCACGTGGGGAGAAATAGGGACGAAATTTGTGGGATGGATTCATGATTGCATGAATGTGGATTGATATGTGAGAACAGGAAAAGCGAAGGATGCATAGAGCACCGCTTCGCTTAGTTTCCAGAGGGGTGGGATGGATTAGATTGATCGCATGATTGATGCTGGCCAATCCGGGTGATTATGCGTTGCATTCCTATCACGAAATGCGCAGAGAATTGCATAATCAGAGGAGGATACAGGGACGTGATAGTATGTTGATAAGAATTCTTGTTGCTGGAAGGATAAGGAATTGTACCAGGAGAGTGCTAGGGAGTATTCTCCTGATGCCATGGATGGGTGATTAGATGGAAGAGAATGGATCATGATGCATTAACGGGATGGATGGAATTACCAGACAATCACGGTTGCAATGGTTGCAATGATTGCAATGATTGTGACGATGTAGCAAAGCCAGAACCAGAATGCAAAGCTACGGGGTTGATTGTTGCGATTGTGCATGATGATTACTCCCGAATGATTTTCATGGAAAATCTTGTAGGTGATGTAAGGGCAAGCAAGATTTACAGATTGCAAACATCACGCCTACGTAATCACCATCAAATTCTTTGGTGGTTGCATCATAGGTATGCCCATGTACTTTGAAAAAGTATCCAGTTTCTTGATTATCTGCATCGACTTTATTTTGATCGCACGCATTACACCAGAATTTTTGGGGCTGGATGAATTTAGGGTTGCGAGGAACGAGATTGACAAGCATGATTACTCCCGAATATGGGTAGGATAACGAACAGTGGAGCCATCCGCCATTTTCCACTCGCATTGCCATTTGCAAGTGCCACTGCCAGGAATACCGTGAGGAATCAGGGATGTTTCGATTGGAGAGAATTCAGCAAGCAATTCAAACTCCATTAGACGTCGTGATTCTGCGGCAGCCAATTGCATAGCAGTGGTGGGGAATTGATTGCGAGACGGTTCGATCATGATGATTACTCCGATTGATCGTTGGTAGCTGTGGAAGCGGTGGCAGGGATGGAATCACATGCAGCGAAGTGTGCATTGATTAGTGCAGCAAATGCCATGTACTGTGCATGTGCAGCAGAGTTGTTTGCATGAGTGGAATTGATTGCAGCAATGAATTCTTGGATAGAGCCACTGAAGCAACCAGTATTTACACGAATTCCGATGACTGAATCACGATGTGCAGTGGTGTAGCGATTGGATGAAATTGCCGGTCCGACTGTCATGCAATCGTGAGTGCGTCTGATGATTGCATCGCCAGAAATGTATGCATTGCCAGAAATGCGTGCATTGCCAGAAATGATTGCATCGCCAGAAATGTATGCATTACCAGAAATGTATGCATTGCCATGAATGATTGCATTACCATGAATGATTGCATCGCCAGAAATGTATGCATCGCCAGAAATGTATGCATTGCCAGAAATGCGTGCATTGCCAGAAATGTATGCATTATCATGAATGCTTGCATTATTATGAATGCTTGCATTATTATGAATGCTTGCCTCCGACCCAATATATGTTGCCATGATATAGAATCTCCAGTTATCTATCCACGAATTGCAGGATTGCATTGCGCGGCATGCGCAGAATGGATAGATATGTAGGGACTGCTATTTGTAATGGGTATGTTTATGCAAAGAGGAGAAGGGAGAATGAAACAGGGTAACGCATGCGGGGGAGCGTGTCAAGCCCCCCCCCATTGCGTGATTATTCCATCCATTCATCAGGATAGATCAGATCGCCATTGCGATAGTATGGCTCACCATCGTATTCGCTGAGACTGGATATTTCATAGCATCCACGATCAACGGTGGAAACGTAGAAACAGCCAGGATGATTGCGGGACCATTCAATGCATGCGGTTTCGCATTCATCATAGGTGGAGTATTGACGAGTGTAGGGGGGCATGATTAGTTCCAATCACGGATAAGAGAGGGAAGATCGTGGCGAAAATGCCATAATTCATGATACACAGCCATTGCCTCTTGTGCATCATCGGCATTATCAGCGTTGAATGAAAGCACCATGATATGTTGCCATGCGGGATGATGCTTCCATCCATAGTTGTGATACAGGTAATCATCGGTATCTGGCAAGTGCTGGAGCTCTTGCAGGTTGCAGTAAATGTTCCTGGTTGCCATGATTGTTCCTTTCAGAGGGGTGGATGGATTGAAGAATCAAGAATCTAATCAGAAACAAGGGTAAAAGACTGCTAGACTCCTAGACTGTAGGGGGGTCAAGGGGAGGCAAGGGGGTGCATGCCCTGAATCTACCCTATCGGGGGAATCCATTAGCACCTATGCATAGCACCCAAAGGCGTAGGGAGATATGCATAGTGCTTAGCCTATAAAATAGGGGTATCAAAATTTAATGAATGATTAATTCAAAAAATCTAATGGGGGTGTATATATCTAGCACTAGGGGTGCATAGATTATGGGGTAGGGGGTCGGGTAGGGGCAAGGGCACCCCCTACAGTCTGACAGTCTAGCAGTCTTTTAAGGGTGTCCCATGCTAGATTGTGTGTGTATGCTAGATTGCAGTGTGGCATAGATACAACGGTAGGGCATGGGGTAGGTGCCCGCGGGGGGTGCCACAGTCTGACAGTCTAGCAGTCTTTTAAGCGTCATTCTCATTAGTTCACACGTTAATGCAAACTAATGAAAATGCCCCTGCATTGCAGGGACAAGGGAAATTACATGGATGCCTCGTCGAGTGCGGAAAGATCCAGGAATTCTGCGATCTTCGGTGCTTTCGGCTTTTCCATTGCAGTGATGCGCTCTAGCAAGCGCGATGCCATTGCATCATCATCACCGAGAGTTTCCAGTACCATGCGCAATGTGCGAAGCTGGTTTGCAGGGAGAATGGTCTTTCCGGTTGCAAGCACCTTGAGGAGTTCCCGATAGCCGTTTGCGTGCGTTTCGCAGACTTTCAGGCATTCCGGCGTCAGGTCCGTGAACCGGAGCTTGTCGGCGATAAATGCAATCACATAATCGCGTGCGGTTGCATTGAACCATGCTTCAACACTTTCGCCACTCAGCCGGCTGCCCGCATTCTTTGCATCCATGAATGCGATGCATGCATCTACGCTAATCTCATCATCAGTCACTTCCGTGCGTGCGCCGTGACTGGATTCATACAGGGATCGAACGATGCCATCTTGCGCGGATTCCAGCATGGATCGGATATGATCCATCATACGCGGAATCGCCGCTTCAATGTCTGCCGATGCGATCATCGGAACACTGGCAAAGACACTCGGGAGTGCTTTCACCCCTTGTTTCGTCATCTTCTCGGTTTGTTTGCAGATCACGCGGGATTCACGCTGGTTCGGCCATGCGGCGCTGGTGCCAGCGATGAAAGGGACGATTGCGTGACGATTGGAAACGTTGGACATGATAGGATTTACCTTTGATGGTGAATGGTGAGTGATGCGGATTGCATCTAGCATTGCACGCATTCATGGGCATGCAATGCTAGGGCAATCGTGCGTTAGTCTGTCACACGATCAATGTGCAGGCTTGCCACAATCAATTCACGATAGGCCGCCATGCGCCCGGCCGCATCCGCTAGCTTGCGCCATGCATCCGCATAGCTATCGGCAAACAACCAATTTTGATGCACATAGCCTGATGCTTCGATGATGCGATAGTGATAGCGATTCATGATGATGATTCCTAGTGATTGCGATGCTCAGAGAACCAGTGCGCCATTGTGCCACATGCGCACACACTTACCTTGCTTCAGCAGTGCATTATAGACACGGTGGATACTGGAAAGTTTCGGACTGGAAATGCTTTCGATTCCGTTGATGCTAATCCATGTGACAGTGTGCATGATCGTTTCCTAGTGGTTACTTGATGACTGTTAGAGCGATTGCCCTGCTAGTAGTTCCGTCCGAAAGTGTAACAGTTCTCTAGCTTGTCGTTTTCTTTCCCTTATTCTAGTTTGAGTGCAGACCATCCCGATAGTTCCCTGCCGTTACACTCTGTTACATATTCCCTGCACATGCACTATCCTGCACCCTGCCAGCCAGCATGCGAATGGTAGCACGAATGCGAATCATTCTCATGCGCAATCGCAAACAGAGGGGGGGGGCTGGGCTTTTTTGGGCTGCTGGGCTGGCCTATCCTAATAGAACCCCACCCAATTTCCTAAACATTTTCAAACTTGCCTTGCCTCCAGCAGATTCCT